AAAAACAAAAGGGATACTTGTGGGTATCCCTTTTTTTATATTGTATTGAATAGTATTAGTATTCTAATATTGCGTAATCATATGCCAATGTCAACTCAATTGATACAGGGTCGTTTGAAGCCCAATCCAATTCACCAAAGTTTGCTGATGTGATGAATGCACCTTTTAAAGTCCATTGTTCAATCTTATCACCTACTGGTCCTAATAGATAGAATGTAATATCTTTCTTATAGAAAGCAGAATATCCATCTCTACCGGTTAATGATTCATGTGATTGTCTTACCCACTCCATTACCTGCTGTGCTCCTGATGGAACGATTGGGTCATATAGAGTGATGTTTACATCATCCCAAGTTGATTTACCTTTAATCTTTCTTTTTACATTGATGTGGTCTAATTCAACTACTTCTGATGTGAAAGTTGGTCTGTTTGCTGTTTTGATGATGTATGATTCGATACCATTGATTTCCATAATGAATCTGTTACCAAGTTTTGGTTCGAAATTCTTATAAAACATCTTATCAAAGGTTAAAATATCTGGCATTTTCTTTTATTTTTATTGTTCTATTATAAATATTTGTTTTTTAAATTATGCGTCAAAACTTGCACCAGTTGGTAAAATGTTGAAATCAATTTGTATGAATTCAGCCGTTTTAGTTGGTTGTAAGTAGATAGCTCCTGCTAAAATGTTTCTATCAATTACATCCGGTGTGTTATTAGATTCATCCATTACAACTTTGAAAGCGTATAAGCCTTGTCTTTGTTGGATTGATTCTAAATAAGGGTTAACAATATTTAAAAATCTATTTCTTGTTTCTGCTGTGTTTTGTTCGAACACTAAATATCTTGATGTAGAAGCGATATACTTTCTAACTGTCAATAATAATCTTCTTACATTGATTCTATCTAATGCAGATGGTTTATCTTGTAATGTTTTTTGTCCGAATACTACAATACCTTGACCAGGGAACTGAACGATTGGGTTTACCTTTCCTTCGTATAATGTATCTTTTTCAGATTGAGTTAATCTATTTAATACACCAACTGCTCCTGTCAAACCACCTCTATTCAAACCTGCTGGTGCGAACCATTCTGCTGCTACTCTATCGTTAGATGCGAATACGCCAGGTAATAATACTGATGGTGGAACTGATATTAATTTGTTTGTATTAACATCAATTGTTTTAACCCAAGGGTAGTAAGTTGCTGCGTAGTTAGTATCAACTAAATCCGCTTCAGAAACTATATCAGTTACACTTGCACCAATTGCACTACTATCAAAAATATAAAAAGCGTCACTTCTTTGTTCAACTAAATCAATTATATCACTTACAACTGATGTGTGTAAATTTTTAATTACACCAGGAGTTACAATCATATTGATATCCCACTCATCAGCGTTTGATAATGCTGATATGTGTTTACCATATGCTACTGAACCACTCGATGCAGATGTTGTTAAATCAAATCCTTGTGTGTTTCCAGCGTTAATATCTGAACCTTTATAGTTAGGTATTGCCGGGCTCATACCATCAAAACCTTCTTGGAATGCTACAACAAATTGTCTTTTTGCAACATCGGTTGCTACTGAACCGGTTAATTCTAATAAACCACCATTTGCTGAATCTAATCCAAATACTGAATTCAAACCTACACCTGCTCCGGTTGGAATTGGTTTTAAGTAAATTGAGTTATCTGTATTGAAATCTAAATCAATACCACCAAATTGTACTGCTGATGCAGTTACAAATGTTACCGATGGAATTAATGCTCCAACAGCTGCTGATGCTGAAATTGGTAATTTATATTTATCATGTCCAAATGGAACGGCCTGTACAGGAGCGTTTTCATTTAAACTTACAACTCTAATATATTTAGAACGATTTGCCCAATCACCGCCTATTTCAGAAACTTTACCTTCTGCATTGATAGATAATTTTCTATCACCAATTACTCTACTAATATAGTTTGGTGAATTAGGGTCTAAATTTACATTTGCAAATGTTTCTAATACTGTCTTTTTCTTATTTGTGTCAGAATAATCTCTAACAACAACGGTAAATGTACCATAATCAGTACCACTTACTGAACCTGCAGGCTTAATATTTGTAATACCAACTTTTACTTTGGTATTAGCTAAATTTCCTACACCAAATGTTTCAAATTTGAAAAGGTCATATCTCTCACCACTAATTGTTTGTGATTTAATCATTGGAGTTACTGCCTCTTGTGCATCAAATGTAAATAATTGGTTACCCAATACACTTGCAGTAGTCGATGTACTTGCATCAAATACGATTGAACTATTTTTAAAGAAACCATATACATATGGATTTTTAGCTCCAAATGCAGATGTACCAAATACTGCTTCAATATCGTTTGTATCTGTTTCATCCAAAGATGCTGATATGTTTAATCCCGTACCTCTTAATACGAAATCACCATTTGCAGTTATTGAACTAGTTAATTGTGCGTTTGTAAAACCTGCATTAGCTGCAAATGAAGTATTAAATAAAATACCCAATGATGCCGATACTGCACTTGCACCAGAACCAGATGTTGCAGTTAATAATAAAGGAGCAGTTTCAGTATATCCACCGATACCACCTACTCTACAAATAGTTGCACTGCCTGCTTCTTTTAAATAATTTTGTACTGCTAATTCAGTATAATAAGTACCATCAACTGCTCCGAACATTGTTTCAAAATCCGTTTGAGAGTTTACTATTGTTGGAACTACTGGACCTTCTTTAAATGGTCCAATGAATGCTGCACCTATTTCAGCCACACCTTGTTGTAAAAATGAAAGGTCGTTTTCTCTTGTGAAAACACCCGGTGATACTAATTTTTCTGCCATTTTATATGCTTTAAATTTATTTTGTTAATTCTCAATATAAATATAAAATTTTCAATCAAAACAACAATTCTTATTTATATGTTGGAGAGAAATAATTATATGTTTGTGTTACTAATGTCGATGTTTGTAATGTGTTATAGAATAATACTGGTCCGATTTGTCCATTCCAAAACGTTGTTCTTGCACTATTACTACCAATTGTTAAGAAATTTGTAGATGAAGGTGCCGTAAATGCAGATGAACTAAATGTTCCAACTGAACTACCGTCAACGTATAATGTACAAGTTCCGCTTGGTTGGAATGTTACCGAAATCATATACCAAGTGTTTGCTGATAATGATGTAGATAATTGTGCACTATTTCCTAATGTACTACCATAGAATTTTACTCTATTTAAAGTAGAACTATCAGTTGATTCAATTGCCAAACCATAAAATCCTGCATAATCAAAAATGTGTCTAGATGCTACACCCAAAGTAGTTGTAGGTCTAATCCACATATGGATTGTACCGGTATTAGTATTGAATTGAGAAATTGCACCATTGATATTTGTATCTTTATCTTTATACCAGAATTGGTTTGTACCATTTCCAGCAAAGTATTTTTCTTTTCTTGTACCACCTGCGTTATATGATGGGTTACCACCGGTAATTCCTGCTGCATTTGCAACACCGGCTGGTCTAACACCTGCACCATATCCACTTAAATCTAACCAATCCGCGGTTGTTGTTCCGGATGTAGAAGCTGCTTTTGATGGGTCAACATACAATCTTAATCCAGTTGAAGGAATATAAGGCTGTGTTGTTGTACCTTTGTTGTGTGATATTGTACCATTTGCTATATAAACGTCGGCGTTTTCTACGTTCAATGTTACAATTTCAACATCTTCTATAATTGTTTGAATATCGTATACTTCAACTTCGGATACACCATCTACTTCGTTATATGTTACTATTAAATCACCAGGAAGTAAATCTTCTAAAGTTTTAAATTTATATTTTTGAATTTCAGAATCCCAAGTATATAATGGGTGAGTTCCTGTTCCTTTAATTAAACCATCGTTTACTGAATAGTATCCACTTGCAAAGTTAAATACAATATCGGCAACTGTTACTTCTTGATAAGAACCAGATACTTCTTCTACCATATGAAATCTCCAATCAACTTGGTCAGATTCTGAATCTTGATTTTCATCAGGTAAACCATCTGGTACCCATGCTTTGATTGTATCACCTACTGATAAATCTTCTACATTTACTTTTGTACCATCCGTTTTAGTTATTTCAGTACCAAATAGTAAACAGAAATCCGGTTGGTTGATTGTATTATAAACATCAACTGCGTATAATTTCTTTGTAGATGCAACATTATAGTTAGTAGCATTTAGATTATACCCATCTGCGTATTTCATTGATAATGTAGATTCTGCTTCAGAATATGATGTTGGATTTGCTACCAATGCAGATTTTAAGTTAAACGAAGGAGATGCTCCTAATGATGAACTTGGTATTGTAAAGTTAGAATTATCGAATGAAACTACATAATTGGCAGCTACACTACCAACTCTTGTTCCATGCAATGCTCCTGCACTTCCAAACGAAAATGTTCCGTTTTCACTCGTATCTTCTACTATGTAGGTAAATGTAGGTAAATTTACTGTCACAGAGTCAACTGCAAAACCCGCCAAAGAAGCGGCTGTTCCTGCAGATGCATTCATTGCATTTAAAGAAACTGCCTGAGTAGTCCTAGCTGAACCTTGTGTTGCTCTATATAAGTTGCCTAATGATAAATTTGTTTTTGCCATTGTATAAAGTGTTATTCTCCGTTATAAATATCTAAAAGTTTTTCTTTCCAACTATCTTTGTTTGAAAAGTTTTTTATCATCCAATTTTTTAATTTTTCGAACTCCATTTTACGGGTTTCGTAATCATCTTCACAAATTGTTTTGTAGGTTTCCTTAAACGATACCTCGTCAAACGCTTTGTATTTATAATCAAGTGGAATATGCCATTTTTCATGTAATATTGGAAGTTTCCCCCAATCCACTGCTTCAAAAATTCCATATCCAAATGGTTCATATTCAAAGCAAGAATGAGATATTCCCCAATCAAGACCGTAGAACCTTTCTTTATATTTGCAATCAAATTTGTAAATTTTGGATTTTTCAAATTTGTATCCATATTTCTTTTTATAATATTTGTTAAATGTTTCTGAATTTGTTGAAACATAACTTTCCAATCCATCTAAATATTCAGGATTCTTTCTACCTTCTGTTCTAGCTGCAAATCCTACTTTGATTGATTCTGAAAGTTCTTTGTTATTTTTAAATTCATAACAATTCGGTATGTGATATAAATTTTCCGTATCATATGGAAAATGATATAAACCTACCCAAATTTTGTTTTTTATTTTATTAATTAATTCATTTTCATATTCCCAATTTCCGTACCAATGTAAATATTCATCTTTGTTTTGTTGCGCCAATAATGAAATTTTGGTAAGGTTGTGAAATACAATTGAATCTATTTTTTCAAGACTACTATATACACCTCTTGTTTT